GGGGGGGTTTTCGGTTTTTTAAATTTTTTTTGGTCTTTGATTGGAAATTCTGTTGACATAGTCAACACAACTACCTTTTAAAAGGAAAAAAAGTGGGAAACATATTTTAATTTTTGTACGTAAAAATAAAAGCGGAAGTCTTCTTTTGAAGAAGAAGATGCCAGGCAAAAGTGAGGCCTATAGCCATAGCGTTGGAATATCGGGAAATTCAAGGTTATTGGATTTCATGTACTGTTCTAACGTTACGAAGTTCTCTTGGATATGGTCGGGGTCGTTAATGAAGTGAGCTCGGTCCCATTTAGGGAAGAAGGAGAGCGGTCCTTGCCATTTAGATATGTGATCTAACACTTGTTGAAGTGAGGGAAAGGATGTTAAAGAGATTTGGTCTCTCAGTGTTTCATCAACACGCATATATCCGGGGAGATATTCTTGGATCGCTTGGAAAGTATCGGGGTCTTCAGGATCAACTGCATCGTCTATGAATTCATAGTAGATGTCACGACATAAGTCATGAAATGTTTTGTCCATGCCGCAGGCGGCATATGCAAGTCCTATAGCTCGTGCTGAAGTGAACTTCGGTCGAGGGCCACGTTCTGGGTAACATAGTTGTGCAACTAGTTTACCTAACGGACGTTTAGGATAGCCAAAATTACATTGATAGGATAGAGTTTCAATTCTATTCCTTAAAGTTGTAATTATGGATTTGGATTTTGATAAGATCATATTATATCTATCAAGTGCATATTTTTCGAAGAAAATAATAAATTCCTCTAATCTAGCGATTGACCATATTGTGAAACCGGAGTTATCGTCGCCCATAATGAGCAAGATGACTTCGTATATTTCATCAACGGAACAACCGAACTCTAAGAATCCATCAATAATTAAGTAAAGATTGACGAATGAGTCGATGAACTGAGTGTTCAACATACCAGAAGGTACGCCAGCGGTAGTTCTGCTATAAGCATAACCATCAGCTGAGATGAATACCATGTTTTCAAACCAGGTGTGTAGGAATGAAATAATGTTCATAACTGGAGAAGCGAGTTTTGGTGTTGTGAGGTCGGGGTAAGAGGGGTAATCATAAGTGGGAGCATAGCCATGTGACACTATTAATAGTGAGGGGAGGTAGTTAGTCCAGAATAAATCTGTTATAACGTGTGGTGCTCGTTGATCGAATCCGCTCCAATCTATCGTAAAATAGGAATTGAAGTTTTGTGCGATTTTGTCAATCATGTGGTTTGAGCCACGGATAGTTTCAAAACCATACATTATACAGCAAGAGGGTCGTCTAGCAAGTACATGTGCAGGAAAAGTGATCATTGATTCGAGACGGAGGAAAAGGTCATCGACGCAGTAAACTGGTCTTTGTTTGAGTATTCCTTCTCGATCGGAGATGTGATTACGAGTAAAGATCATAGTAGGTCTTTTAAGAATAAAATTCTTTAAAGAGTGATCTTTATGAAGGACTGAATCAGCGAACGGTAGACCATTAAGTTTGATATAATGGGTCCATGTTCTAGCATGTTCAAGGAAAGCGTTAATATAGTAGCCTTTCGACGTGTGTTTAGAAGCATATTCTTCAGGATGCGAGAAAGTCGCGTGGGCATTAATTTTAAAAGAGTGTCTATTAAAATAGCCGGTTCCAGTGTGAAGAGGGGCTTTATCATAGAGTGAATCTATGAAGTGAACAGGTTGATAGGGCGGAATGTCCATAAAATGTTTAAGTATTTTAAGAACTTGATTAGCGCGGTCGGGGTCCAGGGGGTCTACAATTCTCTGGGGCTTAAAAAAGTCTAGCATAGTAGCATCAGTAGTACCAAGTGGTCTAACATATTTTGAGATATGTATCATAAATTGTGGGTATTTTGACTGAATGAGTCTAAGTATTCTAGGATGTACGGCAAAGCCGGTCTCGGGCACTTTTTCAGTGGCGGTAACAATGTGCGAACGTGCATATTGAAACGGGAGGGGTATGATTCCAGAGGGAGGGATACGATTCGGTGGGAATGCGTCAATTTCGACAGGAAAGTAGAATTCGGCAGGAAAGCCACGTTCTTGGTTTCTGTTTTTAAGGAAATCGATGATATTTGAAGCTTCGGATTGGTAAGCTTTATTCTTATCTTCAGAAGTGAAGGAATATTTTATACCTTTTTCGAGTCTGTGTATATCGGTATCAGAATGTAGTGAAAGGGCTCGTGAAGGCTGTTCTTCAGAAATTTGAAAAATTCGCCAGTCTCTAAGTGTGTGTATAAGACGTTCGCGGAAGTAATCGCGGACTTGGAGGTGAGTCATTTCGGGAAAGGGTGAAAATGATTAGTTTAATTTTGCGCCGTAAAATTGCGG